ACCGCCATGAAGCGGGCAATCGTCGTTCCGGCGATACTGGCCGGCGCGGCCCTTGACGAACTCAAGGGCTGGCTGGCCGTCACCATCACGAGCGACGACGCGGCGCTCCTTGCCTTGCTCTACTCGGCGCTCGAGCTCTGCGAAGCATTCACTGGGCGAATGCCACTGGAATCCCTGTGCGAAGAGATCCTAGCGCCGATGCCCGAGTGGCAACAGCTCTCGACCCTGCCTGTGATGGCGGTAACGGGAATCGACGCGATGGCGCCGGATAACACGCGCACACCGATGCCAGCCGCGGACTACGCATATGAGCTGGAGGCTGACGGAACCGCGCGAATCCGCATCCTGCGCCGGGGAGCGAGCCGCCGCTTTGCAATCCGCTTCACCGCAGGGCTCGCATCCGATTGGGCGCACCTTCCGGACGGATTGCGGCAAGGTGTGCTCCGCTTGGCCGCCTATCACTACCGCCAGCGAGACCTCGACGAAATGCGGTCGATGCCTCCAGCCGCGGTTGCCGCTCTGTGGCAGCCCTGGCGAAGGATGCGGCTGATATGATTGAGGCAGAAGCAAGGGGAATGGCAGGCTTTGCACGCCTCCTCTCCGCAAGAGCCGCGAGGCTGGCCAGCGCCGCTGCGGAAAACCGCCTGCGCACCCGCCGGAGCGATCCACTTCGTTGGCGGCGCCCCGACCTTCTCTGGCCGCTATTCTAGAAAGAGCGTGCAATCATGGAAACGCAACTGCGCGCTGCACTTATTGAATGGCTGCGTGCTGATCCGGCGCTGGCCGGTAAGCTAAACGCGATCGAAGAAGAAGCACCGGTTCGGACCAGCACACCTTGGCTGGGCATTGCCGCCAGCGCGAGCACCGATTGGAGCACGAAGGAACGCAAGGGCCGCGAAGTTCGCTTGGCCGTCGAATTGCATCTGCGGGGCGACAATCCGGCGACCGGCGCGGAGACAGTCGCTTTGGTCGAGCAGCGCATCGAAGCGCTACCGGCTTCTCAGCTTGTATTCGACATAGCCAGCATCCGGTTCCTTCGCGCGCGTGCCGAGCAGCGCCCGGCAAATGTCCGAGCCGTGCTCCTCGAGTACCGTTTCCGTCTCCTCGAAGCCTGACGAAATTACCGGAGTAAGCCGAACATGACAGCCCAGAAAGGCTCTGCCTTCCTTCTCAAGATCAGCGACGGTGCCAGCACACCGTCGTACCAGACCGTTGCAGGACTGCGCACGACGCAGATGTCGATCAATGGCGACACCGTGGTGGTGACTCACAAGGGATCGGGTGGGTGGCGAGAGCTGCTCTCGGGTGCCGGTACGCGATCGATCTCCGTCAGTGCCGCTGGCATTTTCCTGGGCAGCCAGGCTGAAACCTCGATCCGGGCACATGCCCTTGCCGGCACGATCGACAGTTATGAGCTCTCTTTCGAGGGTGGCGAGAGGCTGCGTGGGCGCTTCCTGGTGCAGCGTCTCGACTATTCGGGCGATTTCAACGGCGAGCGTAACTACACGCTGCAGCTCGAAAGTTCGGGTGCGGTGGTGCCGGCATGAGCGCAGAAGCGATTGCCAACAGCATCCGGGGAGAGGCTACGATCCTAATCGGCGGGCGCCCCCGCCTGCTGCGGCCCACTTTTACAGCCCTGGTGGCGGCAGAGGACGAGCTCGGTGCGCTATACGCCCTCGTCGAACGAGCCGGAGAGGGAAAGCTGCGGCTTGGTGAGGTCGCCACATTATTCTGGCACTGTCTGGCCGATCGCGCCGACACCTCTCGCGAGCAGGTCGGCGAAGCGGTTCTCACCATGGGGCTTGCCGCGTGCGCAGCGCCACTGAGAGCGCTGCTCTATCAAATTCTCCAGGGGCGCGCATGAGCAACACGTTTGCTCAATGCGCCAGGAAGCTCGCCGGAGCGGCGTGCCGGTCGCTCGGGTGGCGCCCCAGTGACTTCTGGAATTCCACGCCGGCCGAAGTCGTCGCCATCTTCAGAGATGAGACGGAAGTGAATGACGAGCCGCTGAGCCGCAATGAACTTAGAGCGCTTTTGGAGCTGGATCGCAATGGATGAAGATTTAGCTACATTGATGGTGGATGTGCGCGCGAGCACTAGCGGCTTCAAGGCCGACATGGAGGCGATGCGTAGCACGTTCGACACTACGCTGGTCGACGGCTTTTCAAAGGCGGGCAATGTCCTTGAGCGTGGGCTTCTGTCTGCAATCAAGCGCGGCAATTCGGGCTTCGACGATCTGAAGCGGACCGCCCTACAGGCGCTCAACGAGATCGCGGCAACGGCGCTGCAGTCGGAACTGTCCAACTTGTTCGGCGGCGGCGGGAAAGCCGCAGGCGCAGGACTCAACTCGGTCGTCAGCGGTGCGATGAGTGCACTTCTCGGGCTGCCAGGCCGAGCTACGGGTGGGCCCGTATCGCCAGGACGTGCTTACATGGTCGGCGAACGCGGCCCTGAAGTCTTCATTCCGACTACCTCGGGCCGCGTGGATGCGAACCAGCCTTCCCGTGGATCCGCTCGCGACGTGCGGGTGTCGATCAATCTGGCTGCGCCGCGCGGCAGCGACACGCCCGTCGCCTTGCGTCGCTCGTCCCGTCAGGTGGCGAGCGCTGTCGGACGCGCTCTGCGTCCCTACTAAAAGAGGAAGAGCTTATGGCGTACTGGCTCGCTTCGAAGCGCGGCGGGCAGGCATTCGACTACATCCAGCGTTTCGATCCTCGGTTCTGGACGGTCGATTTCCCACGACCCATGATGGCTTCGGTAGTGACCATCGGTGCCGATGCCTTACGGGTCGACCTGGAATGTCATCATGCCGACTCCCTAGCAGGGCTCATCTGGGACAGCGTCGACCGGCTCGACCATCCCTTGCTGGCTTACCAAACCGATCGCGACTACTCGCGCACAATACTAAGCTTCCGCTGGCGTTCGAACGGCCTTGTGCCGCTAGACCAGGTGCATGGCCCGACGCTGACGATTGAAGGGCGCGATGCTGACGGAGCTCCGAGATCGTGGTACGTGCGGTTGTGGAATTACGCCGTCGGCACGCCGGATGACGCCCGGATCGAACTGCGCTTCTCTCAGCTGCGCGAAGGTTGGGACATTTCAGGCAAACCCAACCCGGTGCACCCTGCCGACATCGATCGAATGTTCATTTCATTGGTACCACAGGGGTATTCGCCAAGTGCCCATGATCTGCTCCCGCAGCGGGTTGATGCATGGGTAGAGCTCAGCGATATCAGCTGCGACGGGGAGCGAGGACTAATCGAAATCGGCGACGTTCTTGTGCCCCCGCACGAGCTGCACATGGCAACTGCATACGACGACAATTACAATCAAACTCCGGAGCGGATCGTGCGCAGCCTGCGCGGTCTCGGCTACCGGGGTGACTTCGTCCACTATCTGGGCATGAGCCATTACTTTCGACTGGCACCCGACCAGTCCGGAAGAATGATCGTCGACCGGATGGGCAAGCTTGCCGGCCCTTGCGACGCATGGCATGCAAGTTTTCTCCAGCAGTGCGTAAAGTCCGGCTACAGAGCGATCCTCTCGCTTTCTTACGAATTGTTTGACGAGCACTGCCCCGAAAACTGGAAGCAGCGGTTCTTCGACGGTACTCCGGCACTTACCGGATGGGTTCCACCCTCGACGCTGCTTTCACCCGCTAATAATCAGGCAGTCGAGTATCTCCGCAATGTCGCAGAGCGCTTCGTGCGCCTGGCAATGGCTGCAGGCATGAGCATCGCCTTCCAAATCGGCGAACCCTGGTGGTGGCAGGCGCCTGACAAGCGCATCTGCCTGTATGATGATTCTGCGCGGTCGCTCTTTAGCGTTCAACTGGGAGTGGAGCCTCCCGAAATCCCCGTACTCACCGCACCTTTGACCGAGATGCAAAAAGCTCTTCTTGATCAGGCGGGGCACGTGCTGGGCAATTCGGTTTGCTCAGTTCGAGACCGGGTCAGGCAGATTGCCGGGGACCGCGCCGAGGTGCTCATCCTGCTGTTCACGCCAACGATCCTCGATGCAGCAACGCCGGAGGCCTATCGGGCCAATTTGCCGTTGGAATGGGCTTGGCCGCAGTTCAACCGGTTGCAGGTGGAGGACTACGATTGGCTGACCGAAGGCGCCGAGGCGCATCGGCGCAAAGCATACGCCGTCATGCAAGGGCGGCTCCAATATCCGCTCGATCACCAGGATTACCTATCAGGGTTCGTGCTGCGGGCCGAGGACGCCGTTCAATACTGGAAGCTTATCGATTCAGGGGTCGATGAGGCTTTTGTGCGTGGAGTAGGTCGCTGTTTCGTCTGGGCGCTGCCGCAGGTCGCACGCGATGGATACACCCGCCTTCCAACGCCGGGAGATACTGACACCATGCAAGCCTTCGACGACGTGCTTTACCCGCTTACGCTCGGACGTGACGCCGGTGTCAGCCCCGAATTCTCCACGTCCATCACGGTTACCGCATCGGGGCATGAGCGGCGCAACAGCCATTGGGCGGATGCGAGGCTGCGCTTCGATATTGGACCGGGCATCCGGTCAGAGGACGAACTCGGGGTCCTGATCGCCTTCTTCAGGGCTCGCCGAGGCGCGGCCAGGGGTTTCCGGCTCGCAGATCCATTCGACTTCAGTTCCAACGGCATGACTGGCACACCCACGCAGGCAGACCAGGTGCTCGGCGCTGGGGATGGCCTGACCGCGATCTTCCAACTGACAAAGCGCTACGGCGACGGCAAAGAACCGCAAGTTCGCCCTATCACGCGCCCCCGTCTGGATAGCGTCCGAGTGGAGGTCGATGGGGTGGAAACGCGGGCGTTTGATGTTCGCAGAGGCGGCAAGATCGTATTCCACGAGGCTCCGCGTGCGGGATCAAAAATCAGCGCTGGATACTTGTTCGATGTCCCGGTCCGCTTTGCGGAAGATCGCCTTGACATCACCGGAGCCGCCTTCGCGGCAGGCGAGGCGCCCTCCGTGCCGCTTATCGAAGTTCGGGAGTCGACATGAGCCGCGTATTCTTCGGCAGCGAACTGGAGCCTGTTGCGATCTACTGGCGCATAGAGCGCACCGATGGTGTGTCGCTTGGGTTTACCAGCCATGATCGCGACCTCGAGTTCAACGGGCTGCGCTACAGGGCGGCTCCTGGCATGCTGCCATCAGCCATTCGCCGGACCGCCAGCCTCGAGCCGGACAACGCCGAAGTGCAAGGTGCTCTCAGCCATGATGCTGTGCGGCTTGAAGACTTGGCCGCCGGGCGGTTCGACGGCGCGAGGGTGGAGATCGGCGTCGTCGACTGGGAAACCCTCGACCGGTCCAACCTCTACCACGGCGATCTTGGTGCCGTCTCGTTCGAAGGCAGCAATTTCGAAGCTGAGCTGCTGTCCGTGAAAACAGAGCTCGAACGTGACACCGTCCCCCGGACCAGTCCGACTTGCCGCGCGCGCTTCTGCGGCCCAGGGTGCAACCTCAGCGCTCACAAGTTTACGCACGAAGCCATCGTGGCCGAGATCGACCCGCTGACGGGAAAGGTGGCGTTCGCCGGATCTCCCCCCGCCCAAGACATGCGCGACGGTTTCGTTCGCTGGATCGAAGGTCCGCATATCGGCAAGGAGATGGAAGTTCTCGAACCGGCAAACGACGGGCTGCTGCTGAGCGAGGAGATTGCTCCCGAGGTCACGCCGGGCATGAGGGCTTTCCTTCGTGAAGGTTGCGATCACACGTTATCCACCTGCGAAGGTCGGTTTGGAAATTCAGTAAACTTTCAAGGGGAGCCATTCCTTCCGGGGAACGACGCGCTGGTACGCTATCCCACGAGCTCGAGTTGAACTGCGCTGGCTGTCAAATTGCCGACGCGGCAGCAAAACTGGTGGGCTGCCCGTTTCGATTGCATGGACGCGATCCGAAGGCGGGGTTGGACTGCGTGGGGGTAGTGCTTTGTGCACTTCAGCAAACCGGACAAGTTGCGCACGATCTCAAAGGCTACGAACTGCGCAACCTTTCGATCGATCGGTACGTCGCGCGTGCTGCTCAGCTGGGACTGCTTGATGCCGAAGGCGTAGCGCAGGCTGGCGACGTCCTCCTTTTCCGGCTGCCAGCGGCGCAATTCCACCTCGGTATTGTGGATGCCAGCGGCGGTCTGATCCATGCGCATGCCGGCCTCAGACGAGTTGTGGTAACACCGCAGCTCGCGAATTGGCCGATTGAGCGACACTGGCGCGTGACGCACGATTAGGGAATATTCGAAAATGGCGACATTGGTTCTCTCCGCCGTGGGCACTACCCTTGGCGGCCCGCTCGGGGGCGCGCTGGGTGCATTGGTGGGAAATCAGCTCGATCGAACGATCGCCGGCTCGCCTAAGCGCGAGGGCCCCAGGCTCAAGGAGCTTGCGGTCACGACGTCCAGCTACGGCACTCCCATAGCAAGCCATTACGGGCGAGTTCGAGCTCCTGGATCCGTCATATGGGCTACCAGTCTCACGGAAACACAGGAGAAATCAGGCGGGGGCAAGACCAGTCCTTCGGTCACCGCCTACTCCTATTCCGCGTCCTTCGCGGTCGCGCTGGCTAGCCGTCCCATCAAAGCGCTGGGGCGCATCTGGGCAGACGGCAACCTCTTGCGCGGAGCTGGAGGCGATCTGAAGGTCGGTGGCGCGCTGCGCATCTACAATGGACACGGCGACCAGGACCGCGACCCTCTCATCGCATCGGACCGTGGACCGGCCTGCCCCGCCTTCCGCAATGTCGCATACTGCGTGTTCGAGGACTTGCAGTTGGGTGATTTCGGAAACCGGGTGCCCAGTCTGACGTTCGAGATTGTCGCAGATGATAACGCGGTGTCACTGGCGGAAATGACTGCGTGCCTAAGCCGGCCGGTCTCATCGTCAAGGCCTCTTACTGACCTGATCGGCTTCACCGATGAAGGCGGCCCTTTGGTCTCTACCTTGGGAATGATCGACCAACTTTATCCGATGATCTGCGACGGAAGCCAAGCCGTGATCAACATTGGAGCATCCGACGTGATGCCGGCGACCGCGCCTCTTCTTCCCCAGCCCTCAACGGACTTGGAAGGAGATGGCTTCGGTGAACTTTCCGGCAAGCTTAGCCGCCGACGAAATGACGAACGCGATATTCCTGATGGGCTTCGTTACTACGACGTAGAACGGGATTACCAACCCGGTCTGCAGCGCGCCGAGGGGCGTGCGCAGCCTGGTCGCAGTCGGGTTGTCGAGTTCCCCGGCACCTTGCCCGCCACGAAAGCACGCCAGCTCCTTAACTCTGTCGTCCAGCGTGCCAGCCGTTCGGGCGAGCAGCTCATGTGGCGCATCGCGGAGATCGATCCGGCATTCGCGCCGGGACGGATCGTAACCGTGCCGGGCCATTCAGGCTCGTGGCGCATCGAAGGGTGGGAATGGCGTACCAGCGGCGTTGAGTTGGACCTGCTGCGCCTTCCTCCTCACCCTGCGAAAGTGTCGCACACCGATGCAGGCGCTGTCCTGTCGCCGAAAGATATACCTGCCAGCCCGACGGCTCTGCTGGCGTTCGAGTTGCCGTGGGATGGTATGGGATCGGATGCAGAACGCCGCGTATATGTGGCTGCGTCGTCATCTTCAGATGGCTGGACTGGGGCCGCCCTGTATGCCGAAGCTGCTGGCGCTCTCGCCTATCTGCAACCCTCTGGAAGCCGGAGAAGCGTGGTGGGAACGCTGGAGGGTCCGCTCGGCACTTCCCAATCGACCTTGTTCGACCGCCATGCGCAGTTCACCGTGCGCCTTGCATCCGAGCAGTTCGCCTTGTCGGGCGCCACGATGCAGGGGCTGGCGGAAGGGCGAAACCAGGCCCTTGTCGGAGAAGAGGTGCTGCAGTTCTCCAGCGTTGCGTCGATCGGATCCGGGGTGTGGCGATTGTCGGGGCTTCTCCGCGGCCGTGGAGGCACCGAGCCTGCGGCGCTCACCGGACACCGAGCGGGCGCCGCATTTGTGCTGCTTGATGACAAGCCCGTTCTCCTAGACCCGACGAACGCAGCCCTGGCCACGACGCAGGCTATCGCCGCCATCGGTCTAGCCGACAGCGCCCCGGTGCTGGCGCCGATTGCCAATCCGAATATTGGCCGCAAGCCGCTTACTCCGGTCCATCCGCGCGCCAACGAAATGCCAAATGGCAGTTGGTGGCTCGCTTGGACGAGGCGTGCCCGCGGAGCCTGGAACTGGCCCGCTGCCGGTGAAGTCCCCCTACACGAGCAGGCCGAAACGTATTTGGTGGGCGTTGGCGACAGCGAAGCCCCTGCCCTGCGGTGGAATACGTCCGAGCTCCACATCGAGTTGCCGCCGGATATCGTCTCGGTGTTACGAGACGATCATGCGGGCGAGCGGCTGTGGGTACGACAAGTAGGCACTTTCGGTATCTCCGACCCCGTCCTCCTTCGCGTCATTTGATCGATACTGGCAGCCAAAGGAAATCCGATGAGCGTTCCGATCACTTTCGAGTCCAAGAGCCCTCGTCTTGGTCTGCCGCTCCTATTCGCAGGTCAAGCTCAGAAGGAATTTCACATCAATGAGGCGCATGCGCTAATCGACTCGCTCCTACATCCAGTTGTTGAAGGGACGGCGAGCACCCCGCCTGACACGCCCTCGCAAGGGACCTGCTGGATCGTTGATATCGATCCCGCTGACGAATGGTTCGGCCACGAAGGTCAGATTGCCTGCTATCAAGCAGGATCGTGGCTTTTCGCTAACCCATGCGACGGTATGCGCATATTTGATCGGTCGGTGGCGACCGAGAAGCGGTTTAAGAATGGATGGCAGATGGCGACCGCGATTAGCCCACCCGGAGGGGGATCCACGGTCGATAGCGAGGCGAGAGCGGCAATTGTCGAACTGATAGAGGCGCTTGTCGCGTGTGGGTTGATCCCACCGATCAATAAGGCACCGTGATTGAAAGTCTCGCAAGCGCAGGAATGATGGGCGATCGGGTCTACATAGCGATATTGACCGCGATCGGCTTGGCTTCGGTGCTCGCCGGCTGCCGAACGCTCGACGAGAGCGCTTCGGCAAGGATTGCCTCTGCCGAAATAAGGCGGCCGAATGGCGCCGGAGCGGGTTCGGCATCCGTGTATCGGAACGGTGAGGAAGTCACGATCTCTGTTGCTTTGCAGGGCTTTGAACCCGGGGCGCTTACGCTGCGACTGGAGCGAGCAGTAAATTGCCACGAAGTCGCGGCAAGCGCGCGAGCTCAAGCGGAGCTTCCGCTGGATGCGAAGCGGGACGCCAGCGGCTTGCGAGACTTCGATGTGGAGCTCCCGTCCGTGCCAATCGGACAAACGAGAAGCGGAACTGCAAGTGCCGCTATTTCGGGTATTTCGGAGAACATCCTTGCGCATTTGTTCCGCGCGGATGGCTTTGCAGTTATGCTTTATGATCCCGCCCCGAGCCAAGTTACACAGATCCCCCCGCCCTTGGCGTGCGGCATTCTCGAACGACGCTGAACTCTCGTCAGAATTAGGGTATCGACGAGCGCACGAACGTATCAATCCATCTTCGGATGCGCCGCATAAACGGTAGAGTCTGCCAAATCGGCCTCGGCAAATCCCTTCTGACGCAGGCGACAGCTATCGCATAATCCGCAGGCAAGCCCGTTGGGCGTGGGGTCATAGCAAGACCAACTCATCCCTGGATCAAGGTTCAATCGTGCGCATTCCTGCGCAATACGCGCCTTGCTCCATTGTTGCAGCGGCGTTCTAATCACGAAATCGTGGCCGAGCGCCCCCTCACGCGTAGCGAGACCGGCGGTCTCTTCGAAGCTCCGGATGAATTCGGGCCTGCAATCGGGGTATCCGGAATAGTCGAGCGCGTTAACGCCGATAAAGATGTCGCGTGCCCCGACCGCCTCGGCCCAGGCCAGGGTCAGCGACAGAAATACAAGGTTTCGAGCCGGGACATAGGTGATCGGTATGCCAGGCTCGAGGCCGTCCTTCGGGACGTCTATTGCACTCGTCAGGGCGGATCCGCCGAAGATGCTGAGGTCTAGGGGCAGGATTACGTGTCGGCCCACCCCGAGATGATGTGCGATTCCGACCGCTGCCTCGATCTCCCTTCTATGGCGTTGATTGTAGTCTATCGTCAGCGCGTTTACCGCAAAACCTTGCTCGCGCGCCAAGGCAGCAGTGACCATCGAGTCGAGACCGCCCGACAGCAGTACGATTGCTTGTTGTTTTTCAGCCAT